TATTTGAAAATTTGAGAAATAGGGATTAATATTTTTTTGTAAAAAATGTCCAAATTTGGATTGGAATTTTTGTCTAATTTTCAGTTGGAATTAACAGTATACAGCTTTTGTATTCTCTCGTCGTATGTGCGTCTACCAATAGGTTTAAAGCTCTGTTCTAAGTCTATAAGCTCCTCTAAATTGTCTTTAGCTTGTGCCATGTAGTTAGGATTTGTAAGTAGGTCTGCTGTATACGGATTTTTAAAGTTCCCATTGTCGTCCTTTTCAAGTATTGTTCTAATTACATGCTCTGTATTTCCGAAGACTTCCCACTTCTGTTTATTCGTCATGACTTCCGTCATGTTAACATTATATTTTTGTGCGATACTTTGAACTTTTGAGGCTTCTTCTGAGGAGATAGGAAAAACACTTCTTAAAGATTCAGCTAATAAACCACCATATCTTTGAGTTTGCATGTCAATATGATTAGGTGAGTCCATTGTAAACTTTTGAATTTCTGCTGAACGCTCGCCAAGTCCTGCCTTTTCAATGTTTATAGGGATATTATTTTTATCGCTGATAAAACTAAAAGGGTCTTCATCATTGTTTATACTCTCACCTAGTTTTACTTTATGTTTCTTTTCATACTCAGCGTAAAGATTAGATAAGTCAGGTCTTGAACTTGTTGTATTATCTGTATTACCTAAGATACTGTTATTATTAATATCAGCGTTTTTACTATCTTCTATCTGCATAATTAATACCTTGCCCCATATTTAAATTTCATTTCGTTTATTTTCTCTTTTTTCTGTTCCTGCTCATCTTTTGCAATAGGCTTTTTATCAATAACCTTGCCTTTTTCATCGTAAATATATAAAACGTTTTCATATTCCTTACTAAAAGCCTTTTCTTCAGCATGATAATTAAGCCCTTTTACACCTTTTAAGTTTTCAGGTCTTAAAGGCTCTGACAACATCGCCTCTTCTTTCTCGCTACCTGTAAGATAGTCATTTTGGAAGTAGTATTTTCCTCCTGCTGTAGGAGTCATGAGCTTATCTAATATCTTACCTATATTGTCGTTATCTCTTTTATCTTTAGGTAGAGTATTTACTGCTTCATCGAATTTCTGATAAAAATGCTCTAACTCTTTAGGGTCTTTGATAATATCTTTTATCCTTTGTGAGGCTATAGAATAAGGCTCTCTTGAACGATAAGCCTCTGTATCTCCACCTTTTAAAGACTTTTGAAGATTGACAAACTTGGAATAATCTGAACCGTTTAAGCTGTCTTTATATTTAGTTAAATCTTCCTTAATTAAGTCATTTGCACTCATTGTGTTAAGCTTAATTACAAGTTGTTTATCAGTAGATACTGCTGAATTCTTGCTGATATAGTCTTTATTAACCTTTTCAAACTCAAATAGTGCTTTATCTGCAGTAACTGGGTTCATCTGTTCTTTATTGAAAGTGATATAGTCTAGTGCTTCCTGTGGATTTCGTTTAGCTAGTCCGCTTGCATATTGTATATATGCCTTGTCTACATCGTTTTGTACTGCAAGCTTTAAGCCCTCAGGCGATAGATTTTTATACATCTCTGTACTGTTTGCCTTGACTATATTTAAGGCTGTATCCATAGGAATAACGCCAGCATACACATCATTAAAAGCCTGTTGATTTTGTGCTGTTAATGTTTCAAGCTTATATTTCCCTTGCTGTTCAGTTTGAAACTGTAAGCCTTTATTTAGATACTGGTCTGTTAAATCTGTATAAGACGAAGTGAAATACTGTCTAGCTCCGCCACCTAAATTCTTTGTAGTCTTATCAAATATTTCTTTACTTTTTGCTGTAAGCTCTGCGTGAAAGTTTGCGTTATCTTTGGGGTGTCTTTGCATAGCACTATTATAAAAGTCTCTCATTTCTTGGTTAGCAGTATTGAGGCTCTCACGTGCTTTATTTTTATTACCTTCCTCTGCATACTGTAAAAGCTGTTGTGAGGCAATATTAGACGTTCTACTTATAGCTTCGCCTAGTTGCATATACATTCCTGCCCCTAAATCGTTAGGTGACACGTTAATATTACTGTATATGTTTGTAGGTAGTTGCTGTTGAACATTACCGTATGATTGATATTGAGGTATTTTAGGCATAGTTGATTTCCTTTTTATTTATTTGATGAGCTAGACGAACCGCCCATTTGCTTTAATCCCCCTATTACCCCAGAACTTGCGGACATAAGAGAATTACCAACGCCTGCCATACCACTAATCCACGCATTATCTGCACTATTTTGGTATAAACTTGATTGTGCTTTTAAATCGTTTGCCTGTACATTTGCCCCATACGCTTGATATGCTGAGTTTTGCCTCATAGTTAAGGCGTCATATTCGCCCTTTTGAGTTGTGTCAAATATTGTATCAAGTGCTGAACCTTGGTCTACCACAACACCGCTAGCACTATATGAGGCTCTTTGAGAACCTTTTACCTGTGCAGTTCTTAACCGTTGTAGTCTTTCCTGTTCTCTTCCTTGTTCAAGCGTTAACTGTGCTTGTTGTTCTGACTGTTTTGCGTTATTTTTCGCTACATCTGAGTTAAATTCGTTTGCCTGTTGTGTTTGGACAGCTGATAATACAGACATAGTAGTACCTGCGGCTGCACTCACGGCAGCTACAGTAATACTTGCTATCGCTAAAGCACTTGCCCCAAAATCACACATAAAAAACCTCCTTAGTATTGTTTAAAAAATTAATTGCTCTCTACTAAAGGGGAATTCTGTATGAAAAGAGTTAAAACGATTGCTTTTTTATAAATTTCATCTTACACCCTTGCAAAATGTTTACATGTATGTAAACTATATATATGAGAAAAATCATATATTACAAAAAAGAGAATGGCAGGGAACCTGTAAAAGAGTTTATAGATTCGCTGACAGATAAAGAAATAACTAAAATATTTTGGGTGTTCAATCTAATTGAAGATGTTAAACATCTTTCTCTTTTACCTACTGAATATTTTAAAAACTTAAATTCTGATATTTGGGAAATAAGAGTAAAGTTTGCTAGAAATTCTTTTAGAGTTTTATGCTTTTTTGACAGTGGAAAGATAATAATAGCAACAAATGGATTTAAAAAGAAAACTCAAAAAACACCGTTAAAAGAAATAAAACTTGCTGAACAGCGAATGAAAGAATACTTTAAGGAAAGGAAAGAACAATGACTACATTTAGAGAACATCTTGAAGAAAGAAAAAAGAAAAGCAAATACTTTGCTGAAAATTATGACAAAGGATATGAAGAGTTTAAAATTGGTGTAATGTTGAAATCTGCAAGATTAGAAGCTGGCTTAACTCAAAGCGAAATAGCTGAAAAATTACACACAAATAAAACAGCTATTTCAAGAATTGAAACACATACGAAAGATATTAAACTTTCAACTTTAGAAAAATATGCCGAAGCACTAGGCAAGCACATATCTATCACTTTTGCTTAAAAACGGATTTAATGTAAACTTCACAAAATACTCTTGTGCAAAGCCCATTTTTTGAGGCTCTTCAAACTCTGCACCGAGCCACTTTAACCATTTTATTGATACTATATTATCTGAATGTACGTAATTTGTAAGTGTTTTAAAATCCTTTTGAAGCTCTTTTATGTAGGTTTTACTCTCTTTTAAGAAAGTGATATATACATCTCTTTTTTTTATATCTTCTGTAGCTAAAAGCCAAAGGCTTCCAGTATCTGATAATAGATTATTTCTTGCAACTCCAAACATGCAAAACGGCATAGTAGTATACATTCCAGTGTAAACCTTTTCTGATAGATTATAAGAGAGTTCAAGGCTGTACCCTATACTGATACCACTTTGTGCAAATACTTCTCTTATATCATCATTTCTAAGCCTGTATTGAAGATAATTAACATCTTCTATAGTTGAAGCTCTAGCGTATACTTTTTTACGTATATTCGACACGTGCCACCAAGCTTAATAATGTAACTGGTACAGGCTCATCACATACAATATGCAAAGTCGCTTCATTTTCGCCTCTATTTTCTATTGTAGTCTCTTTCACACCACTAAATAATTTTATAGGCTCGTTGTAGTTCTCATTTGTCCTAAAAGGTAAATCTGTAAGCATTGTTTCACTCATGCCAATTTTTACAGCTCTTGTATCTTTCAGCCTCAATAAAACGCTATGTATATATTTTTTCTTGTCCTGTGCAGTGTTTCCGTCTTGTACTGGAAAGTCAAAGCTCATTGTTTCAGCTTTTGCAGTATAGGGAAGCCCTGCATGAATAATTGAAGCAGAAAAAGGAAGTGCTATTTTTCCTGTATCATCCACTACAAGATTTTTAACGACATTGCCGTCTGCAAATGCCACTACTTCTTTACCTTTTAAATGGTCTAAACCTAAAACTATATTTGTAGGTGTTCCGCTATACGTTAAACCGCTATCAACATAAAAGCAGTTTTTAATATCTTTTGTGTCTAAGCCTTTCATGAATTGCTCAAGGTAATATTTCTTTACTCCGTTGATCTCTCTTTCAATTACTGCATATACATGATTTTCTCCAAAATTATCAGTAATAGATGATACAGATAGATACTTACCGTCTGTAGTGTGTTTATGCCACCCAAATACCTTATGGTCTCTGTAGTACGTTAAACCAAGCAAAACGCCGTCATCTCTAGTAAGCCATATAATAGAGTTAGGATATTGCTGATAACACCATGAAGTTATTTTGTTATTTTCTGTAAGGTGTCCTGCAAGTATAGAAACGTCTGCCCCTGTAAAGCTGTCTATTTCTATAGAATACAAAAAATCTCTTATTATCTTTTGTGAGCCTTCAACGAATATAATAGTGTTACCAATTACAATGGGAGCTAAGTGTGAACTTCCATAATTAGATTGTACTGATAATTTCACAGATACTGGAGTAACTGCATCTGTTTTGCTACCACTTGATAGTTTCCACTCTCCACCTGCTGTGCCTATAAGTAAATTGTCTAACGGCACAAACCACCGTATTTCGTTAACTTGATTAGAGTTCAATGTAAAATTATAGCTGTCATCATCTCTCGCAGGTTTTGATGTGTTCATGTTCTCAAATGAGCCTGTAACAGTACCCCATATTGTCTGAGGTTGTTTATTTGTTCGTCCAAAAACTAGTCGTTGCTGATAGAATGAAACAACAGCAGGATATTTGTCTGCACCGTCAAAAGGATTAAGATAAGTTGGTGGTGTTTTTTCTACATCATTCATTATACCTTGACTTGGCTCTGAAAACGTTGTATTATTTGCCTGTCCTATCCAACCATAAAACCCTGATTGATTTTCATCTTTGTAAATATTGTAATAATCTGCGTCTGCGACTGCATTCCATATAAAAGTAGCCCCATTATCTGAGCTTACTTCGTTTGATTTTAAGCTTTCTTCTCCGTCCTTTGATACAACAGTTACGCTATAAGTATTTTTTGTTCCTGCTCCTGCTGTACGTGCAAATCCTGCAGGAGACTGTATTTTTGCAGTCCAATTAATGTCTGAAAAAGTCCAAACATGGTGGTCTATTCGTGTAAGCTTTCTTACTGGATGTCTTGGATGAGTAATATATATTACGTCTGCACTCTGCGTGAATTTGATTAAATCAATATCTGAATCTGTATAACTTGTAGCAATAACAACAATAGAACCAGCATTTGCATGACCGTTAGGATACACTACAAAACCACCGTCTCTAACTATTCTCATCTCATTATTCGTAAAAACAAGCATATAACTTTGAAGTACTGAATACTGAAAAGGTATAAGCTTCACTTTTGAACTTGACAATTCACCTATAAAATATGTTCCTCCTCTGTTAGATATACCACCGTATGGGTGTATTATCATGTTTTCAAGAGTTCTACAAGCATTATAGTACTGCTCCATATCTGTACGCCCATACAAACTTGGCGACCATTCTCCACCTGTAAACGATGATTTTAACAAGTGTATAGCCATTTACAGCCTCGAATTTGCTAAAAGGTTAAAATCTTTAATAGTTTTTATTGGACTTTCGACCTTGTTTGATACTATTGCATTCATCAACTCTCTTTCATACTGTTGCCTCATTGCCTCTGCAAGTCTGCCGTCATTCTTTACGCTTAAACTCAAATCTAAAGCTAATCTGTATGACAAAACTTCTGTAAATTTTGAGTCTAAAAATTCATCATTAATGTTATTTGAAACATAAAGAATCTGTATAATGTTAAAATTACTTCCTACTGTTCTATCTGCGAATATCTCCCAGTCTTGAGTCTCTATTGCTTCAACTGTTTCTAAATCATACACTGCTGATATTCTTATACAGTCGGCAGGAAGTGAAAAATAATACTCGTATGCTCCAAGTTTTTCCGATGATACAAGGGCAGGGATAACACGTTTTTTTGCAAAGTTCCAATCACAATTAGGCTCTCTTAGAAGTGAATTAACAAGCTGACCATATAGCATTTTACAGAATTTGGCTTCTTTTAAATTGTCGTCTAAATTTGATATAGGATTAAGCCCTATTCTCATTAATGCACTATTACATATATCAAGCTTTGTTGCCATATTTCCCTCGTTTTATTTTTTCTTTAGCTTCAATTTCTTTTACACAATCAAAATAATCATTAAGACAGTTTTCTGAATGTATAATCTGCCCTTTTTTATAAAACTCTCCATTAAAATAATGGTCTTCCAAACTCATATATGTACGCATAAACACCCTCGTATTGTGAAAAAAAGGATAACAAGGAGCAAATGAACAAAACTCCCTGTTATCCCTTGTGGAATACTATATTGTTTCTGAGTTCATTGTTACAAAGCAGTTAATTTTTCCTGCCGACATAGTTCCTACTACTGTATAGTAGGCTCTGACATAACGCCCTACGCCCATTTGAAATGACGGAAAGGCTCTAAATCTATACCCTGCTTTCAATGTAGCAACTGGGACCACTTCGCCTGCACTCATTACGCTTTTAGTAGCAAAATTCTCTACATCTGCTGTTTCAACAACTACTTGTAGAGATGTACCGCCTGCAAAGTCTGTATCAACACTTGCTACAATATCCATAATAGGCATTGTTTTATAGTGTTTCTGATTGACGTTTGAGTTTGTTGCTCCTAAATCAATAACATTTGTTGAGGCTACAGACGTTGTAACTGCCTGTTTCTCTGAAAAAACCATTTCTTTATCGATATACATTTTTAAAAATCCTTTCTAGTTAAGATACTTTTGCTTCTGTTTCTATAATATTTTCGCTCTTTTCAATAGGAATACCCCTAAAAGAAGTAATTGCCTGTCCGTCTATATCCTTGTAAGTTAGATACAGGTTTTTAGAGTTCATTACCTGTAAGTCTAGGAAGTCGATTATCGTAGGTGAAGCGTAAAATACTGGTGAGCCTAACCCTCTTGAACGAAGCTTATTTGTAGCCTGTACTAGCAACTGAACTAAATTAGCACCAGTTGAGGCGTCTGTTTTTAGTGCTGTTACGTCAATATTTGCAATACGTACAACATAACGCCAATCTTTCAATGTAAGCCCAACTTTCCACTGATAATGGCTTCTTAAACCTTGATATAGTCCGCCACTTGGGTCTGTTAACGTAACTTCGCCTAAGTCTTTATGCTGGATTCCTGCTTGTGAGCCTTTGGGGTATATGCCGTGAATTGTACTATCACCCCATGCAACTAGCCAAACACTGGTATTAGTTGAACCTGTACCACCTGCATTAAGGATATTTACGCCGTTTTCTGCTGATAGTTTATTGTATCTTGGAGCTAAGCCCATGAACTTTTCAGGGTCTTTAGATGAATCGCCATAGAAAAAGTTTTTTTCAAAATTCTGAGCCATACTTTCAAGAAATGCTTTATCTTCTGAAAGTCTATAGCTTGAAGTATTGCCGTTAAGCATTGCTACTTCCTTATCTATTTCGCTATAACCTTCAAGCATTCCGCATGAATCAACTATTTTTACAGTTGTTGATTTACTAGGTTGTGTACCATAGTTGAGTTTTCTCCATGTAACTTCAGGAAGTCCAGAGCGAATAGTTGTCTGATGTCCAATTGGAAGATTACCCTCTTTCATTGTCATTTTATTAGTTACTACGTTGAATGTGTTTAGCATTTCCACGATTGTATCGACTTTACCGTTTGGGTCTAATCGTGAAGCTACGTCTTTTAATGTGTGTTTTACTGTGCCTAAAGTTGCCATTTAAAAAATCCTCTCTTTTTAAGTTGTTTGTCTTGGCAAAATATTTAATGCTCTCTATATATATGAAAAACTGTATTATTTTAAAAAATGTCAGTCTCTCTACCTATAGGTAAAACTGTCCTATTTTGTTTTAACAGGATAAAATAACCATTTTAAAAGAGTGAATTTTTTTGATTAACATCTATAAACAGACTATAATAACTTATAGATTTTTTATAAATTAAGGGCGAGTTGAAATGGCTAACGAAAGAAAAACCGAAATAATCACAAGAGACCACTTTTCCAAATTTTTGGATTCTATTTATATTGAAGAGCAACGCTCGGACAATCCAAAAATTGATAAGTTGTTAAAATCCGCTTCAAAAAAAGGCGGTGGAAAAGGTTATCCTGAATTTATCATTAGCTACAAAACCAATCCTGATTTACTAATTGTTATTGAATGTAAAGCAGATGTAACCAAACACGAGAGTAAAGACCGTGATAGATATGCGGATTTTTCGGTTGACGGTGTTTTGCTTTATGCTTCTTATTTATCAAAAGGATTTGATATTTTAGCAATTGCAGTCAGCGGAGAAACAAAACAATCATTAAAAGTTTCTCACTTTTTACATTTGAGAGACGAGAAAAAAGCAACTCCAATTTTCGGAGATAAATTTTTATCCGTTGATGACTATTTAAAAGGTTACTTGGCTAGTCCTGAAAAATTTAGACAAGATTACAATTCACTTTTGGATTTCACCAAACATCTTAACGAAAAACTGCATACTTACAAAATTCTTGAAAGTCAAAGAAGTTTGCTTATTAGCTCAATTTTAATTGCTTTAGAAAATACTGCTTTTAAAAGGTCTTATGCTTCGCACAAGAAAGCTGAAAACCTTGCAGTTTCTTTAATTCAAACAGTTTCCGATGAATTAGAAAGTGCAAACATTACAGGCAAAAAATTAGAAAATCTAAATACTCAATTTAGTTTTATTAAAACAGACACTTCTTTATCTAAAAAGGAAAATGTTTTGAAAGAAATTATTGACGAGATTGACGAAAACATAAACGCTTTTATCAAAACTCATAGATATTTTGATGTGTTAGGTCAGCTTTATATTGAATTTTTGAGATATGCAAACAGCGACAAAGGTTTAGGAATTGTTTTAACACCTCCACACATTACAGAACTTTTTGCCGATTTAGCACAAGCCAATAAAAACTCTATTGCTTACGATAATTGTGCAGGAACAGGTGGTTTTTTGATTAGTGCAATGAAAAAAATGATAGCAGACGCAAAAGGTGATAGAGTAAAAGAAAAAGAAATAAAAGCAAAACAGCTTATCGGAACTGAATATCAATCGCATATTTTCGCTTTGGCGGTTTCAAATATGTATATCCACCAAGATGGGAAAACCAATATCATAAATGGCAGTTGTTTTGATGAAGAAATAATTAAAGAAGTAAAATCTAAAAAGCCGACAGTCGGCTTTTTGAATCCGCCTTATAAATCAAATAAAAAAACTGATACCGATGAATTGGAATTTATTTTAAATAATTTAGAGTGCTTAGTTGACGGCGGAACTTGTGTTGCCATTGTGCCAATGCAAAGTGCTTTAGCGACAAGTGGTAAAGTTTTAGAATTTAAAAAGAAACTTCTTGAAAAACACACTTTACAAGCAGTTTTATCAATGCCAGATGAACTGTTTTTTAATTCAAAAGTAGGCGTTGTCTCGTGTGTTATGGTTTTTACAGCACACAAACCACACCCAAATCATAAAGAAACATATTTTGGTTATTACAAAGATGACGGTTTTGTAAAAAGGAAAAACAAGGGAAGAATTGACGCTTATGGAAGATGGGAAATAAAAGATAAAGAAGAAAATTTGATTGGGGGGATAAAGAAAAAATGGCTTACTAATTTTGAAAATAGAAAAAATGAACCGGGGTTTAGTGTTAATCAAATTGTTACCGCTGATATGGAATGGGCGGCGGAAGCCTACATGGAAACTGATTATTCAAATTTGAAAGATGAAAACTTTGAAGACACTATTTTAAACTATGTAACTTTTTTACATAGCAATAAACTTTTAGATAAAAATCAGAACCATGACAATGAATAAATTAGTAAAAGTATCGGAATTATTTACCATTAAATATGGTAATAGTTTAGAACTAATAAATTTAGTTCAATGTAAAAGCACAGATAAAAACTCCGTGCCTTTTGTTTCTCGTACAGAAAATAATAATGGTATTTCTGCTTTTGTTGAAGAAGAGTTAGATGTTGATAAAAATCCTGCTCATACTCTAACAGTAGCTGTTGGAGGCTCTGTTTTGTCTACCTTTTATCAACCTCTACCATTTTACACAGGTTTTCATGTTTTAGTTCTTGAACCCAAAAAAGAAATTAGCATTGTAGAAATGCTTTTTTATGCAAAATGTATTAGTGCAAATAAATACAAATATAATTA